TTTGTTATCTCAAAGTTCATTGGTTACTCCTTATTTCCAGAAAATAGTGACGTCCGCTGTACCACCGATAGTAGCATACAAGCCTGTACCAAATTCTACGTCAGGTAGGTTGAACATAAGTCCAGAACCAGCCGCAAAAGTGATTGTGTTTAACAGAACAGTCGTTGCAGCGGAAGTGTTATCCCAAAGCTTTAAAGTTCCAGAAGCATGAGAGTTTACCATGAACCCTTTAGTACGTCCTGCACCAGTCTTAATTAGTGCACTTGCTGAAAGGTTTGTGTAGGTAGAACGGTCTTCTACTTTAAGTACGTCGTTTGTTAGGTCTTCACCTGCAATTAGCTCGTTAAGAGCTGTCATTATTGAGTTATTTCGTTCGTTTGCCATTGTCTATCTCCTTAGATTAGGTTCTTGTCACCAGCTACACCAGCAACAGTATCTCGAGTACCTGCGCCTGCGGCAGCAACTACAGCAGCTACACCAGAAGCGATTGTTGCAGCACCCCATGAGCAGTTAGCGCCTGTTTCAGTAGTGGCAATGTCAGCGTTAGTAAAGGCTTTGTCTCGAGGGTTTACAACTAGAGTTGAAGCAGTTTTAGTTCCAGCAGTTACAGTAATGTGAACACCAGTGTTAGCTGTGTAATCTGTTCCAGCAGTACCTGTTCCATTAATAGCAGCTTTTAGGTTGTCAAGGCTGTTAGTTGCAGCAGCACCTATAAGTACTTGTCCAGCAGTTGTTCCAAGAGTAGTTTTCATTGTGTAAACGCGGTCACCAACAGTAACTGTCTCTGCGTCTGAGAAGACTCCAGTAGTAGTAAGTGTCTGTGCGCCGTCTGTTCCAGCAAATGTTGTTGCGTTCTTTTCTAGCCATAGAACTTTTTGCTCTAGTTTAGAATCGTTATAAATAGTGCTAGGGTCTAGTCCAACAACTCGAGCCCTAAGGTTTAATTCGTTTCGTGATGGCATTTTGTTTGCCTCCTATTTAAATATTTTTGTTTGAGATAGAGGAGCGGTTCACCCCGCAAGCGATACTCACACATACGTTCTGTAAGGCTTTCTCATATCACATTTTTAGTATACCAGAAAATTAAAAAAGAAAAGAGCCCCCGAAGGAGCTCAGATCTTTACTGAAGCTTAAGACTAAGCAGCAGTTGTACGTGTAACTTGTACAAGAGCGTTTGCACGGTTGATACCAACACCGTAGATAGCGTGAAGGACAGCCTTCATACCGATTTGGTCGACAGAGTCTTCCATCTTGTATGTTGGAGCCAATTGCTGTGCTAGGCTGATAGCTTTTTTGTGGAAGAACATGTTTCGTCCAGTAGTTGATACAACTACGTTCTGGCTCATGTATAGATCCATTCCGTAAACACTTGCAACTAGACCGTCAGTTCCGTCCACAGCTTTACCTGTGTTTCCAGTCTGATCGTAAGCTACGTATTTGTTAACGTTGAGTAGGTCACCCTTTGTGTACTGACCGATAACACCGTAACGCTCTGATTGAGGAACGTTAGCGTTGTCAAGAGCAGATACTACAGAGATAACATCAGCGTCGTCAACAGCTGCACCAGCAGCTACAGTTGTACCAGCAGATCCGTAAAGACCAGCTAGATCGCTGTCGATTTGTCGTGCTACTGCCTCAGCCTGAGCTGTGCGCCATAGTTGAGCTAGGTCGTAGCTAGACTGTACTTTAGCGAAGTCTTCGATAAGTACTGCTGAGTAGTAATGCTTGTCGATGTTGTAGCTGATTGGAGTTCCATCAGGTGAGTCGTAAGTTACGGCTGTAGAAGCGCTTTTTGCACGAGCGTTAACTGTGTCGAGGAAAGGCTTGCGAACGATGTCACCGCCACCAGATACAAGTGAATCATCACGAGATACTAGTTTAGCGAATTGTAGAGCTTTGTAGAAAGGTTTTTCTACTTCTTTGCTCCAGATTTCTGGGATGTACTGCGCTGTTGCTGCAAGTGCACCAGTAGTGTTACTGTTTAGGTTTGCCATTTTAGTTTTTCCTTAATTATTTATTTTCTGTATTCCATTCCGAGTTGCTTATAGATTGCTTCTCGGTTTTTCTCAAACTGCGCGGGAGTTAGTTTTGATATGTCTCCTGGATTCTGAATTTTAATTCCACTCCTAGATCCACCGTCAGGTCTTACGCCTGTCTTTGCAGCTTGTTTTGCGATGTTCTTCTGAGAAGCTACATGCAGGTTAGATGCCAACCGTTCGGCTCGTTCAATCTGTGCTTCTACAAAGTCTGCATACCCAATTTCTGGATTCTTAACAAATCCTGTCTCTGCGTTGTAGCCTGTATACATCAGATATTCTTTGTCGATTGCCTCTGCGTCGGCTGGGTCGAGCTTATCTAATCGATCCTTAACTAGAGGTAAATCAAGTTTAATGTTAGTACGAAACTCCATCGCCTTTACAAGTTCTAAACCTTCGTTGTATCGAGCGTCACCATACTGGGTACGATCCTGTTCTAGGGTTTGGTAAACTGCGTCATCAGCTTCAATTGCACTCCTGTAATCAAGAGCTTCATTCGGCTGATTAGAGCGAGGTGTGCTTTGGATGCGATCCAGAATCTTGTTTAACTTTAATTCTTTTGCCTTGTCTTCTATCTGGTCCACGCGCTTTTGCTGACGTGGGGATAGATCAGGTTGATCTTCTTCCGTAGTTTCTTCCTCTGTAGTTTCTTCTTCAGTTTCAGCTGAATCTTCTGCTACGTCTTCGTTAAGGTGCTCTTCGCTAGCGGACTGATCTAGCTGTTCGAGCGTATCATCCTGCGTTTGTGATACTGCTTCTTCGTCCATGTTAATTCCCTTCTATTTTTTATTACGCCCACGTTGATGGCTCGGGCGACTCCGTTTTAATTTATACTCTAAAGCTCAATCTTTTTCAACATCGGTAGACCTTTATCGTCTGTACCTGTGAAGATGTGAGTTGTCGGGATGAATGATCCATGATGTCCCATGTCACAGACACAGTATAATTCGTTACCGCGTTGTTTCCAGTTATGAACTACTTCTATTTTCTGGTTAATTGCTATTTCCTCTAGCGTTCCACCGTGAGGAATGTGCGTTGGTTTAGCTACTCCATTCTCTGAATAGAGCTTTTCATCATCCTTGTTGAGCATCTTTAACTACTTCTGCTGCTTGTTCAAATGACCCAATAACAAGTTTAAACTCACCGATTACTGCGTTTGCGATAATCCATTGTTCAGGTGTTGGTATCTCTTGATTAACTTGTCGTCCGTCTGGATAAAATTCTTGATAGAATTCGATGCGAGAAAGTAGGTGATCTTTAAGTAGCTTGAATTCAGAACTTCTGGCAAATTTAGCCATCTGCTTTTCAAGCTTGAGAGTCTCTAGATCTACCCCTGTTTCTTGCGGTAATGCCATAGTTGATTCATCTATTATGCCGTTTACCATTTGGTGTCCTCCTTATTTATTGTTGTTGGTCAATCTCCTGTGCAACTGCTGCGATGTCAGGGTTATTAAATACATTACCTCGAATAGATGTAGCCGCTGGCGCTAGGGTGGGCTGAGGTTGAGCTTGCGTCTGCGCTTGAGCCTGTGCCTGCATGTCCATTTCTTGCTGTTTTTGCATATCTATTTCTTCTTGAGGAATGACTGTTATGAAATCTTCTAACCCTTTAACGCCTGTGAGTTCCTGAAGTAACTGAATTGGAACTGACCAGTTCATTTTAATTGTAGGGTCTTCTTTAAGGATGTTCTGGTATTTACCGATTGTAGCTAGAGTGTTCTGAATGTCTTCGATTTTCTTCTGCTTGTTAATCGCTTCGGATGATCCTGCTGAGATATTAAATCTAGCTTCAACGTTCTTGAGTGAGCCAGGCTTAATTACGAGTGTGCCTTGAGTGCCCTCTTTGTTTACTTCTACAAGTTCGAGTATGTCTTCGTATCCCATCTTTTGAATCTCTTCAATTTCTTCGGAGAACATGTTGATTGGAATTGGTTCAGTGTTGATGTTTGCGATTAGTGTGTTAAATCCATCTGTTAGGCTTTCAATAGCTGATTCTAGGTATGCTCGTTCCTGTCCGTCTCGGCTAGCTTCCTTGTCAGAGTACATACTAACCGCTGCAGGTGTTTTACCTTGAGATGGGTTAAGTGCTTCTGCTCCAGGAATAGATGCGTTCTGTGTACCGTATAAGCTTAATAGAGAGCCTGTAAGCTGGCTTTGTGCCGCTTGATAGGTAGATAGTCCAGCTGTACTTGTGTCTAGTCTTCTAACTGATCCAGGGATTGTTTCCATGATAATCGGCTGAGGCTTGCTCATATCAAGTGTGTGCTTCATGACACCGTTAGCGTTGACTACTATTGGTGGAGAAAGGTTAGTTTTAATACCAGCAAAGTAGAAATTGGTCAAACCGTCTCTAGCAAACTGCAGTGGTTTAGCTCTTTGGAAGTCACCCATGCCGTAGAATGAGTCAAATAGTGGTTGACAGTACTTAACTACGAAAGGAATGCGTGAGTTTTTGTGCGGGTTAGCGATATCTCGGAGTTTCATGCAGCCATTATCAGGAGCGAAGCTGATCCAGCGTCCGTCCTTACCTGATTCGTAGCGAGTAGCTATGCAAACGCCTTTTTTAACGTCATTCATAGTACGATTGCGGTCAATTAGGGTATCACGCTTGGTATCTTTACCTGTAGTTAGGTCGCTTGCTATGTCAATTAGTTTCTGGAGGTTTTCTTTATCCCATCCGCCTTCTTCATCTTCCATCCAGCTGACTAAAGTAGACTCACCTACCCAAGATAGGGCTGTTACGTAGTCCATATCCTCGATTGATACCTTGCCTTGCTGTGGGATTAGGTTGCGAGGGTTCCAAAGCCAGCAGTCTGGTCCAACATATCCGCTATTTGTAATGTTCCAGTCGTAAAACATTGGCATGTAACCGTAAACTGAGGAGTAAAGTTGCCATAATCGTAGTTTCTCGAAGAAAGAACGCTGTGAATTGGCATTAGGGTAGACCCATTTCTGTCTTAGGATGTCTAATAGTACTGCTTTTCCTGCATCTTTCTTAGCTGCGGCCTGTGTAACGCCTTCAGGAAGTTTACCCATAACTCGAGCAGCACGTTCAATTGCTAAAGTAGCAGCGTAACTGTCGGTAATTGAAGACTTGTTAATAGATTTGCTAACTGTATCGTAGACTTGTCCCTGTAACATAGCTTCGTAAGCTTCAAAATCAGTAATATAATTGTCGTGTATATCTAAATCTGACAGATAATCGTCTTTGTAGTGGTATTCTGATGATTCGTGAGTTTTTGTCTCTTTTTCGTACATGATGCCTTCTTTAGTATTTTGTTTGTTTTTTATCATAGACGGTGACTAATCGAATAATACCATCCGTATAGTCCAATTTTATGCTAACCTCGCCCGAATAGCTAGTAGTCTGGAGATTGTCAAGCATTAAGTTTACGTCTAGTCGTGGATCAGTCTCATCGTCTGGGTTGTAGCGTAGAGTCTCTGATCCTTCAGTAGTTATTTGAACGACGTTTCGGTTTACTTTCCTAACTACGACGTTTATTTCACCGTAAGGGATGGCATTTATGTAGTCTATGAGATCTTTTAAATAGTTATCTTTCATATCAATCCAAACTCATTGTACTTTATTTTAGTCTGAGGTATATTATCTACCCTTTGAACACCATGTTTCAAGTGCAGCAAGAGGTAGCGGAAGGCGTCAGGGCCGTGATCGTTCTCTTTAACAGGTACGTCACTAGGGTTTCTATCTTTTTTGTCTTGTGGGAATTTGTAGGCTTCCATCTCAAAGATAAAGTTCTTGCAGTTAGATCCAATAAATAAAGATGGTTTAGGTTTACCTATTAGTTGAAGTCTTGGTTTTAACTTCTCGTTAATTAAAGCAATACCTGTGGGGATAGACTGGCCGTTCTTACTGACTCCTACGATCGGGAAGCTTCTCTGCATCATCTCAATCGCGTCTCTACTGGCGGAGTCTCCTACCATTAAGATAAGACGCTTGTCTCCGAGTTTATCTTTTATTCTCGGGATTAAATCAACTAAGGTAGTTTCTTTTCCGTACACTTCGTCAAACACGTACCAGTTCTGGTCTTTGTCTACTCCTGCAAAAATACAGGCTGTTGTGTGCCAACCAAAGTCAATCCCTGCGTAGATAGTCAAATCATCTAGGGGAATTTCGTTAGGGTTAACTACGTGTACCTTGCGGTCAAACGTTGGATAGACCGCTCCCTGGACGGCTCTGAACTCAAGTTCTACTTCTTGTAGGAAGGTTGAAAGTGTGCCTTTCTTTTCGGCTTCAGCTCGCTCTTCCTCGATGAACTCTCTCTTAACGTAGGGGGAGTCTCTCCAGGTGGCTTGTTGAAAGAACCAACGATCATTCTCTTTGGCGTATTCAATCATGTCGTAGAAGTGGTTGTAGCCTCTAGGCGTACCCATGAAGATAGCCCAACCGTCAGTAGTGGTGAAGAAGTGCTTGTAGACAGCGTCCCAGTTGTTTGGGTTTTGGTCAGCGTACTCATCAAATATTATCCCGTTGCCTTTAAACCCACGGTGAGTGTCGGACTGATCGCTTCCTAAAAGTTGGATAGTACTTCTTGGTTTATTTTTGTCGTGATTAATTATCACCGTCGTACCGTCAGGTAACTTGATAGGTGTGTTCTCGATGTAGTGAAGTTCAATTAAAAGATCTTGTTCGTTCTTCTTGTAGATTAGTTCCTTAGGTATTAAAGGTACGTACTGTCTCCAGACAACTTCGTGTGCCTGCTTGTAAGTTTTAAAGACGATGAAATATCTACCCTGATCTTTGACTGCGCTGATCCAGGCATGCTGAGTAGCGAAAAACGTTTTACCGCTTTGACGTCCCATTAGAAGGACGCCACGCTTGAACCCGTCTTGCATGAAGGCTTTGTGCGCAGCCGCCTGTTTTTTATGCGCTATATAAGACATTATTTGTCTCGGTGTAAGTCTTTTGGATTCTCGTAGAAGGTAACAACTCTTCCGTTTACTACCATTTCTTTCTTGCCTGTGTTGGTTTGTTTGATTGTCTTAGGAGGGTAGAAGTATTCCATGATGAACATCTTCCAGCTTTGGTAACGCATCTCATCTAAGAAGTCGACACCCATTTGAGGATCAACGTCCATTCCTAGAGAGAGAGCTAGTTCTACGGCTGCGTCGTAATCTTCGTGGGATACGTGCGTACCGATATGGAATTCACCGTTCTCGTTTCCTTCGTCGTCAAAGTCTTTCTGTCTAATCTGAAGTTCAAAGCGTGGCTCACTCATCTTCACGCCACTAGAGGTTGTGTAGGTTGAGATAAATATGTCCCAGTAAAGTGAGTAGTTATCTTTAATAGCGAAGCGTTTAAGCTGTGGTTCGTTCATAAGTCGGTCTCTTGGGTCAAGGTGAAGGTAGAGAGCTTTGTTAATTGGATACTTCTCTTGGATACCGATCACTTGTCCAGTAGAGGAGATAGTGGCTTTCTGAGGCTGGTAAGATTGCTTCTCTGCTTCTAGCTTAGCCATTCTCTCTAAGAGTTCAGTAAGTTGTGATTCAGGTATCGTGATTTGTCTTTTAACTTGCTCCGCTGCTTCTTCGCGGTGTTTGCCGTCTGTTTGTTCTGCTTGCTCTGCTTTTTCTTCTCGGGCTTTCTTCATCTTATCTCCGAAAGCTTTCTTTTGTTCGTCCGTCCAAGTCCTACCCATTGTATAATTCCCCATTTAAGTTGATTTTGTTTGCTTGCTGAAGTTCAGCTTAGAGATGTTTGTTTTCTTAATGATAGCTTAGTTGTTTACTTGTTTACAAGTAGTCTACAAGTAAGCAAGCTAACTAGTTTAAACGCAAAAAGAAAGACCCCTCGTGGTGGGGACGAAGGGCCAGCTCTACCGAGCCTACTAATTATAACGAATTGCCAAGTCATTTAAAAGGGTGTAAGATAAGTCTAACTATTTGTTTCGCACCGAATAGAAAAGACCCCATATCGCTGGGGTCGGGCGTTGTTTCGCTAGTAACAGTGTAACACGCTCATTCTATAAGTCAACAGTAGTTACCAATCATATCTATCAGGTGTTGTATGATCACCTAAAGCAAAGCTTTGGCTACGCTAACAACAAAGACATAGCCCGTAAGGGCAGGCTCTAGTATCCTTAGAGAACAGACCTAAACGTACCTGCTCTGGAAGCGCCCCCAACAGGTCCCCTGGCTTGTTCTCTAACTAAGATAGTACATCTGTACAGTAGAATGTACACGCTGATAGCCCTTACCAGGGAAATGGGCGCCCTATGCCTAAACTACTCATTGTATACCTGTTGTATGTACTTTAGGTAACTTGCTTACAAGTAAGCTAACTTAAGCAAACTATCCATTGTTTCTTCAATGTTCTATTGTATATCCATTGTATGTCTATTAGATTATTTATAGGGGGGTAGGCTTTTAAAAAGGAAAGTGTTTAAAGGGTTAGGCAGAGACAAAGAAGGAAGATGGCTCTTGCTTGGAAGCATAGAGACAAAGAAAGTATCCCGTTACACTTTAGTAGTATGGTGTGACGTAGGGAATCTGGAAGCTAGTGGGCCATGGGGGGTATACCTTAGAAGAACAGAGCCCCTTGCCTGTTTGTTTTTCTTTGTTGTCTACTAGTTAGGACCACTCAACTACTACGTCGCACATTGTTCATTGTACGACTCACTCCACCCCTGTTGTTGGTGTACTTCCTCCAGTACAGATATACCCCACGCTACATGTGGTGTCTCTAATCCTCTAGTGCCTTGCCTAATCCAGTTAGATCAATGTTAAGAGTCACCCCTGTTGTAGACTGTTCTATCTTCTGAGTAGCTTTTCCGTGAACTCTGTCTAAAATATCCTTGGATGCAGCTAGTTTCACCTCATCCTTATCAGCCTTTAACAGATCAACTATCACCTGCTCTGCCCTCTCTGAATTAGCCTGTAGATGTGCAAGTACGTTAGGCTTTGTTAAGTTCTCACTAGCCACTGCTCTAGCTACCGCATTA